AACCGATCAGCTTGCCTGGTTTGGGCGCTTGCTCTGTGGACGATGCCTATCACAGGAATCACAGGCATCTACTTCGCACGGTGCGCCTTCCTTAGCTATCTACCTGGCTGGGTCAGTGCACTCTTCGGCAGAGAGACGCAGTTCGCAACAGCCATCGCCGGCTACCAGGGTAACCGATTCGACTTAGCAAGGCAGGTCGAGCCAATCGGCCTCAGCGGGCTCTTCGACTCGATCCTCGGCGCATCTTCGGTCAGACTCGAGCGTCTGAGAGATGGCTACTGCTACGGAACTGGTGGCCTTCGCACTCTCACCTGGCTCCCCGACTACCTCACGCCGTTCGCTCGCCTCAGTGACTTCATCCCGGAGAAGATCAAGAGCTTTTCGACGAACCTTGCAGGCGTGCCTGTAGGCAACTACCTCGTGAGTGCCAGACACAAGCCCGGCAGCATCCAGCTGAATCGCCGCACGACTGACACGGAGCTCAACCGATCGCAGCTCAATGCTCTCGAAAGACTGTGCAACAAGTACCGAGAGAGCGTACATTTCAGCCCAAAGGACGACACCTACGTACCAGTCGACCCTGCATCCAGCCCTGTCACACATGTCCGCCCGGTCCGCAACACAGACCAGACTGTGATACAGTTTGACAAGCGGATCCTGCAGAACATATATGCCGCTCTCCGACGGCAGCTGGGCGCACCTTTCGACTATGTCGAGGCTGAAATGGAGTCCTTCGCAGCTTTCGCCAAGAGACTGTGGGCCCGTCGCGAGCCGCAGCTTCTCCAGGCCTATGCGCAGTCTGAGCCCCGCAACCTGTGCGACTACCCCGAGCGCTTCAAAGACGACAGGAACAAGTATAAGAACTACCTCGCAGCAATCCTGAAGCTTATCTAAGACTTCAACGAGGTGTCATCTTCCTATGTGTCCCTCCTGATACCCAAGACTGGAGAAGATCACATGGTTCCCGTCGACCAGGTCAAAGAAGGAGTCTTCCAGAAAGACAAGCCCCGGCCGAGACTTATCTCCGGCCCGGCCGACTAGGTCGGAGAAGTCAAGGCCGCTACAACATGGCTCCTCTAAGACCGAATCAAAGAAGCCTTCCCTGAAATGGCCCTCGGCCTGAGTCTCGAGCAGATGAGCAAGCGATTCCTACAT